TTATACACGCAGTTACATGGTAGTTGCTGATGTAGCTCGTGGAGATGGTAAAGACTTTTCAACGTTTCATGTGATAGATACTGAATTAAATACACAAGTAGCTGAATATAAAAGTCAAATTTCACCAAAAGAATTTGGTTATTTACTAGTAAGCATAGCCACAGAATACAATGACGCTTTGTTAGTTGTTGAAAATGCTAATATAGGATGGTCAACCCTTGACTCAATTATTGAAAGAGGATACAGAAATTTATACTATTCTCCAAAAAGTGAGACATTAAATGCTGAAACTTACCTAGAAAGAACAGATGATCCATCAAGAATGACACCAGGTTTTACAATGTCTATGAGAACTCGTCCGTTAGTTGTAAATAAGTTTAGAGAATATGTTGGAGACAAAAGTGTTGTTATACAATCTAAGCGTCTCCTTGAAGAAATGAAAGTGTTTATATGGAGAAATGGTCGTCCTGAAGCACAATCTGGTTATAATGATGACTTGGTTATGAGTTTCGCAATCGGAATGTATGTTCGTGACACTGCTTTAAAATATAAAACACAAGGTTTAGATTTAACTCGTGCTACTTTAAGTAATATGGCTACTGTTCGTCCAAATCCACAAGGTAATTTCACTAGAAACGGTGTTCCTAACCCATACCAAATGAATATTGGTGGACAAGACGAAAATATAAGCTGGTTACTATAATATTTATTATATATAATTCAATTAAATGGCTGATACAAGTGTTTTTTCAAGATTAAGGAAATTATTCTCAACAGATGTAATAATTCGTAACGCTGGTGGCAATCAGCTCAAAGTAATGGATGTAAATAGCATCCAAGCAACAGGTGAGTTCCAAACTAATGCTTTAGTAGATAGATTTAATCGTATCTATTCTAGCAATAGCACATCACTTTTTGGAGCTCAATTAAATCTTAACTGGAGATATCTTCGCACCCAAGTATATTCAGACTATGATGCAATGGATACAGATGCTATTGTGGCTTCTGCTCTTGACATCATAGCTGATGAATGTACTCTCAAGAATGACATGGGTGAGGTGCTCCAAATTAGAAGCTCAAATGAAGATACACAGAAAATTCTCTATAATTTATTCTATGATGTATTAAATATTGAGTTTAATTTATGGTCTTGGATTCGCCAAATGTGTAAGTATGGTGACTTCTTTTTAAAACTGGAAATTGCGGAGAAATTTGGGGTTTATAATGTTATCCCATACACTGCTTATCATATTATGAGAGAAGAACATTATGACCCTAAAAACCCAGCTGAAGTAAGATACAGATTTAGCCCAGATGGTTTCTCAGGTGGTGCTACAGGTTTTTATGGTGTAACAGGTCAAGGTACTTATAGTACTAATAAAAATGATTCATCAATTTATTTTGATAATTATGAAATGGCTCACTTTAGATTAATTACTGATGTGAATTATCTTCCATATGGTCGTTCTTATCTAGAACCCGCTCGTAAATTATTTAAACAATATATTTTGATGGAAGATGCTATGTTAATCCATCGTATTGTTCGTGCTCCTGAAAAGAGAATTTTTTATATTAATGTGGGTTCTATTCCACCAAATGAGGTAGAAAACTTCATGCAGAAGACTATTACTCAAATGAAGAGAACTCCATTTATGGATCCAAATACTGGTGAATATAATTTAAAATATAATCTACAAAACTCATTAGAAGATTTCTTTATTCCTGTTAGAGGAAATGATCAAACAACTCGAATTGAACCAACTAAAGGTTTAGATTATACAGCGATTGAAGATGTAGTTTACTTAAGAGATAAGCTATTTGCTGCTTTAAAGGTACCTAAAGCATTTATGGGTTATGAAAAAGACTTAACTGGTAAAGCAACATTAGCAGCTGAAGATATTCGTTTTGCTCGCACAATTGATCGCATTCAAAGAATTATACTCTCAGAACTAAATAAAATTGCCTTAGTTCACTTATATACTCAAGGCTACAGAAATGAATCATTAACTAATTTTGAATTATCATTAACTACTCCTTCTATCATCTATGATCAAGAAAGAATAGCATTAATGAAGGAAAAAGTTGATTTAGCTAAAAATATTATTGACGGTAAATTATTACCTACAGATTGGATCTATGACAATGTATTCCACTTAAGTCAAGATCAGTTTGATGAATATAGAGATTTAATTGCTGAAGACCAAAAACGTACTTTCAGATTCAAACAAATAGAAAATGAAGGTAATGACCCACTTGAGTCAGGTAAGTCATATGGTACACCTCATGATTTAGCTGCTTTATATGGTTCTGGAAGGAATGGTATTGGTGTTCCTGATGGTTATGATAAAGATGAAACTTTAGGTAGACCAAAAGAAAAAGCATCTATTGCTGGTACACAACAAAGTACTTTAGGTAAAGATAGATTAGGTAATATTGGCATGAAAAAAGGAGATGCAACAGGTGAAGATGGATCTTTAAAGAATAATTTTAAAGGTGGATCACCTTTAGCTTTAGAGACTAAAGATAAAAATAAAACTTTATTAGAATCTTTAGATAAAAAATTATCACTTAAAAAAGAAGAATCTTCATTATTAGATGAATCTCAAATACGAGAGTAATATTCCCATATATATTTATAATTAAAATATTTACCCTGGAATGACTATAAAACATTCAAAGTATAAAAATACTGGTATCCTTTTTGAATTATTAGTAAGACAAATTACCGCTGATACATTATCAGGCGCTGAATCACCAGCAACTAGTATTCTAAAAAAATATTTTGGTAAAACAGAATTAGGGAAAGAGTATAAATTATACGAGAGCTTTTTTAGACACACTAATACTAGTGAAGCTAAAGCTGATATGGTTATCAGCACACTTATAGAAAGTTCTAAACAATTAAATCGTTCTGTTTTAAAAAGACAAAAGTACAATTTGATTAAAGAAATCAAAAATCACTATGATTTAGAGGAATTCTTTAAAACTAAATTACCAAACTATAAAGCACAAGCTGCTTTATTTACACTTTTAGAAGTTTACAACAGTGAAAATCTGTCTAACCCTAACCAGATTATAGAAAATAAAACAGTTCTATTAGAATATCTTGTTAAGTCTCCTATTAATAAGAAAGAAGTTAAAGAAAATATCTTAGAAGAATTTAGACATCAAGATAAAGACATTCGAGTACTAGCATACAGAGTATTATTAGAAAAATTCAATGATAAGTATGCTGATCTAAACCCACATCAGAAATCAGTATTAAAAGAATTCATCAATAGTGTTGATAATACACCTAAATTAAGAGAGTTCTATAATACTAAAATAAATGAAATCAAAAACACTTTATTAACTTTAAATAAAAAAGTTACTAATAAAGCTATCCAGATAAAAGTAAATGAGGTTGTGAATATTTTACCTAACTTAGGTAAAACAGATAAAGTTAACGATGATCATTTAATTAATCTTCTTCAACACTATCAATTAGTTGAAGAGTTAGAATCAGTAAATGGATAAGAAAGAAAAAATAAAAGAACTCATTCAGAACCGATTAAAAGAAATGAGCGCCACTGGTACTGGTGCTTCTTTTACTGCTGGGACTGGTGCTAACTATGCTACACCTTATGCTTTTAATCCAAATAAAAAAGCTAAAGGCGCTAAAAATATTTACTACTACAAACTTGGTTTTAAACCTGTTGATCAAAAAGCTTTAAATAAAAAAGCTAAAGGTATTGAAGTAAAACATTTATGGGAAGAAGAAGAACCTAAATTTGACATTGAAGGTTTTGTTAATAGTTTAGGTGTTGATGATGAAACAAAACAATATATAGCAGGGCGATTAGGAGATTTTGATCTAATAGCAGATAAGCTAAAAGAACTTATTAAACTAATCCAGGAAGCTAAAAAAGAAACTATTAATAGCTATAGAGAATCACCAGAGAAAAAATCGGTATATGGTACTGATTTAGCTATTTCGATACTTGATAGAGCAATAAAATTATTTACATAACATGAGAAATACATTACAAGAACAATATAACCTTATTAAAGAAGGTAAAGGTAATAAACAGCAGTTCTTTAAATCTGCTCGCCAATTATTCCCTGACCTTATCACCCCAATTAATACTTACGATGATACAGTGCGTATTCTCAAAAACAGAAGTATTATCGCTGAGGGCATTGGTGGTGTAGTAACTAAAGGTAAAACGCCTGATTGGCATGCTATCTTTAAAGAAAATATTACTGAAGCTGCTAAAGAAGCTAAAGCTGAAGAAAAAGAAACCACTAAAGAAGTAACTGACATGGCTACTCGTGGTTATGATTATAAAGATTATAAAAATATTGATAATATTTATGGTGAAGCTTTCTTAAAAGGATTCTATACTGAAATGGGTGATCCTAAAAATGAGGGTAAAACAGTTGAAGAATTAAGACAAATTGTAGCTAAAAACATGGCTAAAGATTGTTTACATTATACTAAAGAAGGTCAATTTGGTCTTAAAGGTGTAGGTTACACAACTGAAGCACCAGGTTTAGGCACTCCAAAAGAACCAAAAGGTAAACATAAATCATCAGGTTATGGTGATTTAAAAGAATCAGTATTACGCTCTCAAATTTACTTATTAGTAAAAGAAGTATTAAGTGAAGCTAAAGCTAAATTTAATGTTGGTGATATAGTTACCTACAAAGGAGAAGAATATAAAATAACACGCTTTATTGATGATAGAATTTATATAAAATCTATTATACATGGCGGTCGAGGAGAATCATGGGTAACAGCTTCAGATTTACAAAAAGCAGCATTAACTGAAGAAAAGAGTAAAAGCGATTTAAAAGTTATTTTAAATAATTTAAAAAAAGCTTTAGCTATTGCTGAAAAAGAAATAAAAATAGTAGATAAAAATGGTAAAGCTTTTAAAGAATTTGAAAAAACAATTGCTGGTAAAAAAAGAGAAATTGAAGCTGTAGAAAGAGAAATTAAAGCTTTAGAAAAAAAATCATTAACTGAAGATAATGGGTATGAAATGGGAGAAGGAGATATTGTAAAATATAAAAAAGAGTATGCTAAAAGTGATACTCATTTTATGATAACAAAAGATCTAGGTGATACAGTTGTAATGAGAAAAGTAGATGCTCAAGGAGAACCAGTAGGTCCATTTATTCCACAAGTTGGTAAAGTACAACTTGAACCTGTTGATATTGAATTTAAACAAGGATTAGAAACAGGCGATTTAGACTCATAACTATGAAACAGATACTTATTGAAACCCAAACCTTTACAGCTAAACCTGTTAAACTAATTGAAGGAAAATCTTCAACTGGTAACCCTTTAGTTGAAGGAATATTAGCCACAGCCGAAGTAAAAAATGGTAATGGTCGTTATTACTCAAGAGATTTATGGGATAGAGAAATTGATAAGTACATGGATAATGTTAAACATAATAGAGCATTAGGTGAATTAGACCACCCTGATTCTTCTATTATTAACCTAAAAAACGTCTCTCATAACATCAAAAAAATATGGTGGAATGGAGATCATGTAATGGGTGCTATAGAAATTCTACCAACACCTTCAGGTAATATATTAGCTGCTTTATTTCAAAATGGTATACCTGTAGGTGTATCATCTCGTGGTATGGGCTCATTAAAACAAATGGGTGAGCTAATGGAAGTACAAGACGACTTTGAATTATTATGTTGGGATTTTGTATCAACCCCCTCCAATCCAGGCTCATATATGAAGGAAGTAGCATTAAATGAGGGTAAAACTGTTAATAATAACCAATACTATAAAGTAAATTCTATTATCACAGACATACTTTGTGCTAATGGAACTTGCCCAATATATTAACCCCTCTTAAAATAGAATTTTAAGACTGATGCCTCACAAAAGTGAGGCATTTCTTTTTCAATAAAGTGTGTTTTTAGTAGATCCATATATATGTATATGCAAATATGCTACCCTTTCCCCTTATGTAGCATTAATTAGTTAATAAATCTATTACGTTTCCTATTAAACGTATTTCCAAAACAAAATTATTTGAGGACAATGAACAGAGAAATGCTAAAAGAATGCATTGCTGATGCTAAAACCATCCGAGAAACAGCAATTGCAAGCGCAAAATTAGCTCTCGAAGAAGCTTTCACTCCCCAACTCACAGCTATGTTTGCTGAAAGATTAAACGAGCTTGAGTTAGAAGAAGAAGTAACTGAAGAGAGTGTGAATGAAATGTACAGCACAGAAGAAGGATTAGAAGAAGATTTTAATCTTGAAGAAATTCTTGCTGAGTTAGAAATGACTGATGAAGGTGCTGAAATGGAAGAAGAAGGCATGTATAAAGAAGGATTAGATGAAGATCTAATGCTTGAAGAAATGTCTGACGAAGAAATTGAAACACTTGTTATGCAAGTCATTGATGACATGATCGCATCTGGTAAGCTTATGCCTGGTGAAGGCGAAGAAGAAGGTGAAGAAGGTGAAGAAGAAGAAATGGAAGACATGGAAGACATGGAAGGTGAAGAAATTGATGAAGACATCAATCTTGAAGAACTTCTTTCTGAAATGGATTCTGAACCAGCAGTAAATGAAGACGCAATGGCTGTTGGAGATGCTACAACTCCTGAAGCTCTTGTAGCAATGGGTTTAGCTGGTGCTTTAGTAGGAGGTACAGCTTGGAGTTCTTTAGATAAAGAACAAAAACAAAAGTTAACAGCTAATGTTAAAGCTAATTTTAATGCCGCTGGTGAAACTGTTAAAGCTTTCTTTAGAAATCTAAGCAAAGGCAAAATTTCAACTAAAGAAACAGAAGAACCAATGGAAAAAGCTACAACTACTGAAATGGAAGAAACTATCGCTGAACTCCGCAAAGAACTCAACGAAGTTAATCTATTAAACGCTAAGCTTCTTTACACCAACAAAATCTTCAAAGCTAAGAATCTTACCGAATCAGAAAAAATCAAGGTTTTAAACACGTTTGACAAAGCAGAAACTGTTAAAGAAGTGAAACTTGTATTTGAAACTTTAACTGAATCTTTTAAAGCTACTACAGCTAAAAAGAACACAATTAAGGAATCATTAGGATCAGCTTCTAAAACAATTTCAACTGCTACCCCTAAACAACCAATTATTGAGAGCAATGAAGCATTTGCGCGTATGCAAAGACTTGCAGGTCTCAAAAAGTAAAAATTAACATTAACAAAAACAAATTTTTTTAAAAATTATGGAAACAATTCAACAATTAGTTGAGTCTGCCAACCCATGGAGATCACTTCAGAGTGATGCAGCTAAATTAGCTCGCAAATGGGAAAAAACCGGCCTCTTAGAAGGTCTTGGTGAAGACATCAACAAAAACAACATGGCTTTGATGTTGGAAAACCAAGCAAAGCAATTAGTAGTAGAAACTTCACAAACTGGTACTCAGTCTTCTTTTAGCTCTGGTACAAATGGTGAAAACTGGGCTGGTATCGCATTACCATTAGTACGTAAGGTATTTGGTCAAATCGCAGCGAAAGAATTTGTTAGCGTTCAACCAATGAACTTACCTTCTGGTCTTGTATTCTTCCTTGACTTCCAATATGGCACTGCTAAGAACCCATTCACTTTAGGTGGTTCTATGTATGGTAACCGTAACGCGAGTGATCCAAACACTCCATTCTCAACCACAGCTGCTGCTGGTGGTTTATATGGTGCTGGTCGTTTCACATACTCTACTAACCAGTTCTCAGCTTCATTAACTTCAGGTTCTGCTGCAGCTACTACAGCTGTATTCTCTCAAGCTAATTGGTCTGATGTGAACTATGATTCAGATTTCTCAGCTTCAGCCGCAGCTAATACTTTATGGAAAGTAAGTGTTACAGCTAGTTTATTATCTAACGCTGACTTAGATGGAGCTCGTGGTTTCTTAGTTAGTGCTTCTGCTAATCAAAAAGATGTTTATAACTACGCTCAATTTACTGCTGTTAGTGGAACAACTATCACATTCATTGTTAGTGGTTCAGCACTTCCAACTGGTCCAGTAGTTGCTTTGTATAACAAGAAGACTGCTGATAATGCTCGTGGTGATTTCGAAGATGGTGCTACTTATGCTATCCCAAACGCTGCTAGTGCATCTGCGATTTCTATCCCAGAAATTAACATCAGCATGCAATCTCAAGCTATCACAGCTAAGACTAAAAAGTTAAAGGCTGTATGGACTCCTGAATTTGCTCAAGACTTGAATGCGTACCAAAACTTGGATGCTGAAGCTGAATTGACTAATATCATGAGTGAGTACATCTCATTGGAAATCGACCTTGAAATCCTTGATATGTTAATTGAAAATGTTCCTTCAATTAACACTGAGTATTGGAGTGCTGTTAATAACCAGTCTATCACTGCTCCAAACTTAACCTTCACAAACTTAGGTTTCTACAACTCTCAAGGCCAATGGTTCCAAACTCTTGGTACTAAAATCCAAAAAATCAGCAACCGTATTCACCAATTAACCCTTCGTGGTGGTGCTAACTTCATGGTAGTTTCTCCAACTGTAGCTACAATTATCGAATCTATTCCTGGATTCGCTTCTAATAGCAATGGTGATGCTGCTGACATGGAATATGCATTTGGTGTACAGAAAGCTGGTCAATTCAACAGCCGTTACACTGTTTATAAGAATCCTTACATGACTGAAAACACTATCTTAGTTGGTTTCCGTGGT